CTTTGATTTTTTTCTGTACGGGTCTGGGAGATATTGGGAGGTTTTAAACATGGCCGGAAAAGGTCCAGCACCTAAACCATCAAATTTGAGACAACGACGCAACAAAAAAACTGGAGCGACAACCTTACCGGCTCCGGAGACAAAGCCGCAAGGTCAAGCAGAAAAAATAAAAATACCCACTCTGCAAAATCCCGACAAACGGAAGTTTCACCGCCTCACCCGCGCCTGGTGGAAGCGCGTCTGGTCGTCACCTATGGCCTCCGAATTTCTCCCCACAGACATTGATGGCCTGGCCCGCCTCGCTATCCTGGTTGACGAATACTACAAACACCCGGAGGGCAAGAAGGGTAAAGAGCTTCTGGGCGAAATCCGTCTCCAGGAAGCCCGGTTCGGCCTGTCCCCGGTAGATCGTTCCCGCCTGCAGTGGGAGGTTGCCAAGGGCGAAGAGGCTGAAAGGAAGCGCAGGCCGCCGCAGAGACAGCACGATCCTTCTGCTGCTGATCCCCGCGGTATTCTTGGAGTGGTAAAATGACAGTCTTAATGGTCCCCGATGACGGCGGCGAACTGTGGCCGACCCTCGGCCCGCAGGTGTGCCAATTTATCGAAGAAAATTTAGTGTTCGGTCCCGGCGATTTAAGAGGCCAGCCCGCTTTCCTTGATGACGAGAAGCGGGCTTTAATATATCGCATGTATGAGGTATACCCGAAAGATCATCATCTGGCCGGCCGGCGCAGGTTTAAGCGTGTTGGATTAATGCTAAGAAAAGGAGTTGCTAAAACCGAGCTTGCCGCCTGGATTACGGCCGTAGAATTACACCCGGAAGGCCCTGTCAGGTGCGACGGATTCGATAAAAAGGGGAACCCGTACGGTGCGCCGGTGCGCGACCCCTATATACCTCTTGTGGCATACACCGAGGAACAATCCGATGAACTTTGTTATGGAGCCTTGCGTGTCATCCTGGAAGAAGGCCCCCTCCGCGATGATTTCGACATCGGACTTGAGCGCATAATGCGCAAGCGCGGTGATGGCAAAGCTGTTTCCCTCTCCGCTGCTCCGAATGCCCGTGACGGTGCAAGGACGACATTTTCCGTGATGGACGAAACCCACTGGTGGACATTGCCAAGGCTTCTTCAGGCACACCAAACCATGATGGCGAACATCCCGAAACGGAAACTCGCCGATGCCTGGATGCTCGAAGTCACAACTGCCCCTGAACCGGGCGGCGGAAGTGTTGCGGAATCAACGTATGAGTACGCAAAAGCGGTTCACGAAGGCCGCGCGAAGGATAGCAGGTTATTCTTTTTCTACCGTTATGCCTCTGATCAGCACAACCTTGAAACGGAAGAAGGCGCACGGGCGGCGGTAATTGAAGCCTCCGGCCCTGCGGCGGCATGGAGTGATATTGATTCTGTCGTTGAACTGTGGCGCGATCCCACCACCGACCGTAATTATTGGGAACGGGTATGGTGCAATCGTCTCGTAAAGTCTAGCCAGAAAGCCTTTGACGTTTTGCAGTGGGACAAATTGGTTAAGGAAAGCCCCATCAAGGACGGCGACCTGATCGTTCTTGGCTTTGACGGCGCACAATTCCGTGACGCCGTGGGCCTGGTGGGGACACATGTGGAAACCGGCTTCCAATTCGTCCTCGGCGCGTGGGAGTGCCCGTACGGAAAGGAAGGAAACTGGCAGGTCCCGGTCGAGGAAGTTGATGCGACGGTTAAGGCAGCCTTCGAGCGGTTTGATGTTTGGCGGATGTACGCGGATCCTCCGTATTGGCAATCCTGGATCTCCAAGTGGGCGGGGGACTACCCCGAAAAAGTTGTAGAGTGGTGGACAAACCGCACCAAGGCAATGGCTTACGCTTTAAAGAGTTTCCGCACGTCCATAACGGCGGGCGATATTTCCCACGAAGGGAACGAAGTACTGCACCGGCATATCGGGAATTCGCATAAGCACGATTTGCCGCAGCGAGACGAAGAGGGGGAACCTCTTTGGCTGATTAGAAAAGAACGGCACGATTCACCGAATAAAATCGACTTAGCGATGGCGGCTGTTCTCTCCTGGGAGGCCCGGAATGATGCTATAGCGGCGGGTGCCCTATTCAGATCCCGCTATGAAAACGGAGAGGAGCTAATGTTCATATGACAAACAAGCTAAAGCGGGCGGCCGTCGCAGCGTCTTTTGCTGCCCTCTTCCGCGTTATCGCCGGGGCCTGGCAAAAACTCGACCCCGACATAAACGACCTTCACATTTACGGCGGCGCGGCGGGATTATTTTACGGCATCAAAACGATGTTGCCCGAATATATCGTGGTCTTTGGATTTTTCCTTGTGTGGGGAGCCTACGAGGCTAGTCGAGCGGCAAAGGGGTGATTAAATGGGTATCGTATCTCGCGCCCTCAGCGCGGAGAAGCGGAATATATCCCTCTCCGACCTGGACAAAATAATCGAATACGGCTACTACGGCCCGCCGAATACGGCAACAGGCTTAAACGTTAATGAATTTACTGCCCTAAAGTCCATCGGCGTATGTACCTGTGTCCTTATTATCTCCCAAACTCTTGCAACATTACCCATAAAAATGTTCGAGCGACAGGATGCAGGGCGGCGCGAGGCGCGGGAACTTTCGCTGTATTATCTTTTGCACGATCAACCTAACCCCGAAATGTCCGCCTATAAATACAAAGAAACTAAGCAAGGGCATCTTTGCACGTGGGGAAATGCCTATTCGGAAATTGAATGGGATATGAGCAACGGAACAATTAAAGCATTATGGCCCTTGCGCCCCGACCGGATGCAAGTCACCCGAGAAAATGGGAAGTTGTGGTATGTTTATACCCTGCCGAACGGAACGAAAGCAGGTTTGCCCGCCTACCGGATTTTCCACGTTAAAGGTTTCGGCTTCAACGGACTTACCGGATATTCTCCAATAGGTCTGGCCCGCGAGGCCATTGCCCTTGACATGGCGGCGGAAAGGTATGGAGGAAAGTTTTTTAGCAATGATGCCCGCCCCGGCGGGGTGATCAAGCATCCCAAAGTATTAAGCCCTGAGGCCAGGGCAACCCTCCGCGAATCATGGAGGAAGATGCACCAGGGCTTAGACAACGCCCACCGCATCGCCATTCTTGATGAGGGCATGGAGTGGCAACAGATCGGTTTACCGAACAAAGATATAGAATTCATCGAAAACCGCAAATTTCAGAAAGCCGAAATAGCCACCCTCTACCGTGTTCCCCTGCACATGGTAAACATGCAGGAGAAATCGACTTCCTGGGGTTCCGGTATTGCCCAAATGACACAAGGGTTTATTGACTTTACCATGCTTCCCTGGATGGAGAACTGGGAGCAGGAAATTAAAATCAAGCTATTGCTCCCGAAAGACCGAGTAAAATACTATGCCGAATTTGTGACCGACTATTACCTTCGCGGCGACCCGAAAGACCGGGCGGAATACCAAAGCAAGATGTTCAACATCGGCAAATACTCCATCAACGAAATGCGCGAAAAAGACAATGAGAATCCTATAGGCCCGGAAGGAGATCGCCATTTCGTACCCATGAACATGGTCCCCGTTGATCTGGTTATTAAAACTGTCGAGGAAGGGGGCGAAGAAGCCGCCAGAAAATTAAACCGCCTTGTCCGTGCGATGGATCCGAAAGTCTCCCTGGAGGAACGGCAAAAACTCGAACCCCGCAAAAAATCTACTGTTCGCATTAGCATAGCAAATTCTTATAAGCAGATGTTCACCGAAGCCGCTTTGAGGGTGATCCGGGGTGAGCGCCGAAACGTAATGAAAGAGGCGCGAAAGCTATTTAAGCGGAACGCACCTGAATTTAAGGAATGGTTAGAAAATTATTACCGGGAAAAGCACCCTCAATTCCTGCAACAACAGATGCGCCCGGTATTTACTTCTCTGGCCTCCGCTATCTACGCGGCGGCGGCAGAGGAAATTGATATAAGCACTGACATTACGCCGGAGGCCGAAAAATTCCTGGCCGATTACACCGACACGTTTACTTCCCGGTATATCAGGACTTCGCAGGGCGGACTGAAAAATACCGTTGACCGGGCCGTCGAGGAAGGGATCGACCCGGTGGAAGCATTGGAGGAAAAATTCGATAGGTATGAGGAAACCCGTCCGAACAAAATCGCCATGCGGGAGACAGTGCAGATAAACGGTGCCATTTCTACGTTTGTATTTTTTTCCGCAGGACACAGGACGGTATGGCGGGCGGGCGGGAAAGACCCGTGCGATTATTGCCTATCAATGGACGGGAAAACAATTTCCCGCGGCGGCTATTTTGTCAAAAAGGGCGAGGGCGTCAGCGCGGAAGGACAGGAAGCACCGCTGATTCCAAGCGGGAATGTTGGACATCCTCCCCTCCATCTAGGCTGTGAATGTACCGTCGAACCCGGATAATACCCTTGCGGCCCAGCGCGTCGCAATTGAATATAACTCAAAGCACCTTCGGGGTGCTTTTTTTAATGGAGGTGATTACTTGAAAACAGAATACCGATTTATGCCAACCGAGATCAGAATGGAACAGGAAGAGGATGGCCCGCCCCGCGTCGTGGGCTTTGGCCCTGTCTACGGCAAAAAATCGCAGAACTTAGGTGATTCGACATGGCAATTTTACGAAATCATTGAACCCGGAGCCTTTGCGGAGAGCATCGAGGCGGCGTCACGGAATAACGCCCGCCCGATTAAGTCCTATTTTAACCACGACCCGAACAACGTTCTCGCTACTACCCGAAGCAATCCGCCGTTAAAAATCATGGATACCCCGGATGGCGTGGCCTATGACGCTGAAATTCCGCCCACCTCTTACGGGCGCGACCTAGAAATCAACCTTGATCGCAAGAATGTTGAGGGATCGTCTTTCGCCTTCCAAGTCCTCGATGACGAGTGGAAGGAAGAAAAAAAAGACGATATCCGCATTGTGACCCGCCGGGTAATCAAAGGGGAGCTTTTCGAACTCGGTCCAGTGACCGACCCCGCATATTTGCAGGCCCCTGCCTCCCTTCGTTCCGCCCATGACATTTTTGCCGAATACCGTGAAAAAATTGCCGCGGAAGCGGCCAATAAACCGGAGCCAGTGCCTCCGGCGGAACCCGATGCTCAGCCTCCAACGCAGGTTGAACTCTTACGGCGTGAACTCGAATTACTCTCCCTTTCCTAACTATCACAAAAAGGAGGTAAATAACGATGGATAAGTTACTTGAACTCCGTCGTGAACGGTCGGAGGCCGTCAATGAAGCACAAGCCATATTGGACGGCGCGAAAGACGGCAAACTGACCGATGAACAAAAGACAAAATATGATGACCTGGTTGCACGGGCGAAAGACCTGAAGGAGCAAGAGGAAAGGTATATTGCCCTTAACGACCTGGTGATCAAAGACGGTACCGTTATCCCCCGCGACGACCTTAAAGACGATCCGCCTAAAGACGAAAAGCGGTTTGAATCTTTGGGCGAACAGTTAAGGGCTATCGTGGCGGCGGAAACGAACCTGACCCAGAAGCGCGATGAACGTCTTATCTACCGTCAACTCGGTATGAGCGAGGGCGTCCCGCAGGACGGCGGCTTTTTGATCCAGCAGGACTTCGCAAGCGAGCTGCTTAAAAACGCTTACGAAACCGGCATACTCGGCAACCGCTGCCGCAAGCAACCCATTGGCCCGAACTCCAACGGGTTTAAGGTTAACGTTGTCGATGAGACTTCGCGGGCGCGGGGATCGCGTATGGGCGGGATCCGGGTTTACTGGACCGCCGAAGGTGGGGACAAGCAAGGCAGCAAGCTGAAGTACCGGCAACTGGAGTTGAATTTGCAAAAAATCACCGGGTTACTATATGCCACCGATGAACTCCTGGCCGATGCTGTTGCTCTTGAGGCCTTTATCGGCAGCGCCTTTGCCGAAGAATTCGGTTTTGAAATCGACGACGCGATTATCCGGGGGACCGGCGCGGGTATGCCTTTGGGCATCCTGAACTCCAACGCCCTGGTGACGCAGGCCGCCGAAGCCGGACAGGCCGCCAGAACAGTAAAGTTCGAAAACCTGTCGAAGATGTGGGCGCGTCTCCCTGCCAGGTCCCGGCGTAACGCCATCTGGTTAATCAACCAGGAGGTTGAGCCGCAGCTTGATACAATGTCAATCGTTG